GCTACCAGCCGAATAACCCCACCGACCAGCCAGCCCTGTCCCGCCGATCCCAAATCAATCGTGTCATCGTCAGAGGCGTCTGGGATAAACGTGTTCGTGTCAGTCGCAGTTGCCGGATCAAACAACTGAGCAAAACCAGAGAACAAATCACTGGAGTTGTCGGTATTGATCTGACCTGCGCCAGTAAACGTGGTGCCAACGATAAAGGTATAGTTGATACCCGCAACCGCCGTCGGCAGTGTTACTACAATACCAGCCGCCCTGTTCAGAGTATAAACAGTACCTGAGTCGGTTGACTCAACGCTCTTGGTGGCAGACGTAATGCTGCTGACGTTGGCATAAGAGGAAACATACCCAGTCGTTGTCAGATTACCGCTGGAGTCAATGTCCAGGTTGGTGGTAACCGCACCTGTGCCCGCAGTTTTAGAGATTTGCTCGAACCCGCCTTCCGAACGGACCGGGCCATTGAATGTCGTATTAGCCATGTTCTTTCTCCTGTCGTGGCTAGTGTCTGCCCATGTTTCACGTGAAACACCGACAGTCAGGAAAAGAAGAGCGACTCAACACTGAGTCGCTCTCCCGTACCAGTTGCTTACGCTCCTGGCGATCCGTAAATACCCAGCGGATCAGATACCCCAAAACTGTAACGCTCTCTAGCTTTGTATCTCACGTTACCCGTATCGAAGTCGCCATCCATGCTGGTTTCTAACTTAGTGCGCTCGAAATGTCGCAAGCCGTTAGGTACATCAGTGATGATGTAGAAAGCATCCGAGTCAGTCAGGTAATGATTAACCGAATAGCCTTCCGGCACAATACCCATGCTACGGATAGCATTGATATCGTTATCCGCCGTAGCAACTCTTTGATCTGACTCAAGGAGCCGCGTGGCAATAAACATCCCGGCAGGCGGAACCAACAACCGCGTTGGTCGAGCCGCGATAAGAAGTCCACGCTCATCTGTCAAAGCAGCAATCGTTACGATTGCCGCTTCCAGCGAGGTTTCATTCAAATCAGCCGCTGTCGCAGGCCGGTTGTCGTTTTTCCCGCCATCCACTCTTGGATGACCATCACCACCAGTCACACCATCACCAGACGCTGTGAAGAGGTTAACCCCGTCACCCGTCTGATAGCTGTTGGTGAAACCGTTGTTCAGCGGATTCGCTGCCTTCACCTGCTTGGTGTAGGCCATCGCACGAGCTAATGCCTTGGTATAGCGAGCCGAGAGCGAATCATAGAGATTATCCTCCATAGCCTCCTCGGTAATCGAAAATCCCATAGCAATCGTTTCGTGGTTGTACCTTGCGGTGAACGCTTCCTGTGCCGAATCGTAGGAAATCGCATTCCCTTCATCCTTCACCGGAGCAGCGCCAAACCCACTCAGCTTTACTTCTTCCTCGAACGAACGCTCTGATGAGGCTGTATCGTAGATAACAGCATGTTCGTCCTGATACTTATCGTACTCCAGGCCAAAAAGGGCATTGAGCCCAGGCAGGAGTTCTTTAAGCATTTGTGCTCTTGAAATAGCCATGCTAGATCCTCCTTAAATGCCTGTAGTATTGGTTAACTGATGTCCCGCATTGAAGCGGAAAATACCATCGGTATAGGAATCACCAATCGAACTTGAAGGACCGTCATAGAAATCGACAATCCTTATCGGTAGCGTATTGGTGGTCGCGACTGTAGAAGCATCACAAGCATTCTTGCTTCGGCCAATCGTGGTGGAACCCGCTGTTTGAACAACAGCAAAGTTCGCGCCAAGTCCGGTCTGAGCAATCGTTGCGTCCCCCTGCATCCTGAATAGAACATCAGGATCAAGCAACACATAAGCCGCCGCATCGGAAGCCGATGTGGAAGCAGGCCAAGTCTGGCTGAATGTCATTTGATTGGAGTTGGGGTCGGTGTACTTACAGCCCATAAAGATTCCTATGGAGGTCAGTGAGGTGGTGCCAGAATCTAACTCAACCGTTCCGGCGGTCACCAGTTTCACAAAATCTCCATAGAAGATTGCAGTGCCATACGCGCTGGCAATCTTGATATGAACAACTTTTCCCGAGAAGGAACCGCTGCTCGAACAAGTGCCAATCGGTTCTGCACCATTCGGTGTTGCAGAAGTAGCCATTTAGTTTCTCCCAAAGCTACTGTTTAAGAAAAAAAGGCTAGCTCAAAATAAAAAGTCAGCCCTTACCAAAGGTTGTGCGCGTACTTTTTTCCGGTCTCAGTAGTGGCATACGCGGATCGTTTTCTCGCATGTAGTTACTGTCCACGGACTCCATCTGCTGTCGTGCCATCTCCTGATAATGCTTTGTACGCGAGGCCATCTTTTCTGCTGGCGCTTTGCACAAGAGCAATCCGCCCTGCTCGATATTACCCACGAACTGAGAGTTGATATCGGACAAGGTTTGTAGTTCTGGATGGTCTTCCGCTTTGACTGGAATCCACCCGTCCCTAAATTTCTTTGAGACGTTTGGATTATCCGATTGGCCCATAACGCTGGTCCGTATCCATCGAAAAGTCCATCCGTCCTGCGGATCTGGAGTTGGCAAGATTGAAGAAGGAACCCAAGAATCATCTTCTCGGACAGTCTCTGCGCGAGTATCCTGAGACCAAGGTGTGCGCTCATCAGCCATTCGTCATCTCCTTGATAACCTGATTGGCGTATTGTTCATTCGTTAACCCAAGACGTTTAGCGAGGGCGACCTGGGAGGGCTTCAACTTCACTTTGCGGGGTTTGGCTCCGTTGTTCCTTGCGGAAGGAGCGACCACCGAGGAGGTTTGCCTGGCCGTCGAAGGCGCGGTTTGCCCATTACCGCTCGTATCTCCCGATACGTTTTCCGACCAGTCATAGTCATTAAATCGGCCTCGCATACCCGTATCAATATACTCAAAATATTGATCCGAGTTGGGCGAAAGCCCGTTGTCCTGTACGGCTTCTTCGTGGAGAGCGTAGGCATAAGCAGTCATGCCTTTATGCCCGTTGTCTCCAAACCAGGAATTATTCTCACCCCATTCTGTCGCCTTTGGATCAGGCGTGGGGATCTGAGCGGCGGCTTGCTGCTGTTGATAAGCAACCTGCTGTCGATAAGCAGCCTCTTGCTGCCGGTAAGCCGCCTGCTGCTGTTGGTAAGCGAGCTGTTGGTCGGCGTCTGTTGGAGGTGGCGGTAACCGATTCTCATACTGCTGCGCGTCTTTCAATTCAGACTGCGCCTGGATCATCTGCTCTTGAGAAGCGACGATGTTGTCGGTGTTGCCTTCCTCATAAGCCTGGCGATATTCGGCCTTCGCCTTATCTGCCGCCAGTTGAGCCTTCTGTTTGATCTGAGAAACCAGAGCGGTCTCGCCCCGGTTGATCATAGACTCGTACTCTTTGTTTTTTGCAGTCAGTTGCTGGTTGTGCTGGTTGAGCTGCTGGGCAGCAGTAACCGCCTCTTCTGCGAGGCGCTCGGCTTCCCTTATCTTAAAGGTGGCCCTGTCAATGCGCCGTCTAACCTTCTTACTGTACCCAGACAATTCCTCATCGGAATCATCATCATCGACGGCTTTGGCCTTAACTGCAGACGGTTGGTCATCGACAATTTCAAAATTAGGATCAGGTTGCTCGGTGGCTTCCTGTTCGTCAGGCGTTTTGGTAATTTGCGTCGTTACACCGAAGAACCGATCTTCGGCAGACGTTGATTCTGTTTCGCTCATACCTTCACAATCCCCCGTGGATCTTCGACCACAGCCTCAACGGAGTCATCATTGATGAGACGGAACTCCTTACCATGAACTAGGAAGCGTGTGCCTGAATAGCTACGCATCACTACCCAATCGCCCTTCTGACAGAAGGGTCCGGTTGGGAATCGATCCAGATTAGCGTAGGCGTCTGGACCCATGTCCAAAACGAAACCGACAATACTGCCAACTTCTTCGTTGTGTAGCGTTTGCCGGGCTTTAAGAATACCGCCATCTGTTTTCTTCTCGGGCTCAGGTAAAGCAATCAGTATTTTGTAGCCCTTCGGCTGCGGCATCTGACTGGCTTTGCGAGCATTGGACTCATCGATTTGAATTTCTTCAATCTGCTCCTCCGGTTCGCATACTTCTGCCGCTAATGAACTTCCCATTAGGATCGTCCTTGCACTGGAATTGGGTGTCCAGAATCACCTGCGCCGCCTTGTACGACGTTATCAGACATCCTCAATCTTCTTCTGAAGATCAAGCAATTCTCGTTCCGCCATTGCGAGTCCTTCGATGACACCGCAACAGCGCGTATATTCTGAAAAATCTTTGCAGCTACCGGCGCTCAGGTGATCGCCCATAGACGTCACCAAGCCTCGTATCTGCTGCCGCAAAACATCAAGCTCCTCCATCCGCGTTACTCACCCATCAGGTCTTTTGCGATTTCCGCACCTAACTTAGCACCTTCGACCTGCTCCTTACTGGCAATTCTTTTCGACTCCAACTGCCCACGGCTGTTATCGGCTGCAATTCTAGCGCCTAATTTCGCTCTTTCAAGACGTTCGTGCTGTGAAAGTTTCTCGCGCTCGAGCGACGATTTATCCGCAGCCTTCTGCAAGTCGGCTTGAATCTTAGCCATATCGGACTGTGCTTTTGCCTGGGCCTGGGCCTGCTTGATCTGCAGTTCCTGCTGCTGCATCTGAATAATCGGGTCTTCAGCCTCATCGATCTTCTTCTGCATCTCGGCCTCACGCTGATCTTTGCCTGTCAGTTGCGCCGCAGCAGGAGCCACCAGTCGGGAAAGTCTGAGTTCAATGTCTTCGGGCAGCACTTCTTTCGGACCCGGAAGCGCCACGCCAAGTTCTTCTTCGATCTTCGCCCGGTAGGCAAACGCAACATGCTCTGAGATATGCGCGGCCATTGCCGCCTCTGACGCTTGGGCGGTGGGGCTTTGCGACAGAATCTCCAGCACCTTCGGGTCTTGGACTAGGGC